ACGCCGGTCGCCGGCCGGCTGGTGATCGAATACTTCATGGACGAGAACGCGCCGTCCGAGAAGTTCAGCGGCACGGCCTTGCCCTTGCAGCCGGGGAACGTCCACTCGTGGTAGGCGAGCGCGCCGCCGTCGGTGTCGCGGTCGGACGTGTACAGGTACAGCGCGAACGACTTCCGCGTCACGGAAGCGCCCGCGGCCGGACCGGTGTACTTCGTCCAGGCATCGCCGGTGCCGGTGACCGAACCGCCGTCGATCAGCGAGAACACCTCGATGATTACGCGCTGATCTTCCAGATCAATGTCGTAACCCTTGACAAGGTCCTCCGTGCGCAGCAGGCCCTTGATCGCGTTCTTCACGCGCTGCTCGACCTCCTGACCGGCGGACACGGCCGGCGTCGCGGTCGCGGAGCTTGCCGTCTCGAATACGTGCGTCTTCGGAGTCGCCTCGTCCGTTACGATCTTCACGCGTTCGACGTTTGCGATGTTGAAACCCTCAAGCAGAGCCATTTAGATCACCATTCCTTTCATCTGAGCGAGCACAGCGCCGCGTACTCCATGCTGGCGAAGTGTGCCGCTCTGTCCTCGTCGATTTCCTCGTGTGAGATTTCGCCGGTGGTCTTTGCCGCCGGCACGGCGCGCAGCGCAGCCTGCGAGGATGCAAGCAACGCGCGCAGGTCGGTCAGCCGGCCAATCGGAACATACCCGGTCACCAGAAACCGCTTGACGCCGGTCGTCTTGCCGGTCGGCATCGTGCCGCCGTCGCTCACCACGACGAACGGCCCCTTGCACAGCCCGTCAAACTGGCCCGGCAGGTACACCGCAATGCCGGCGCCCTTCAGCGCCGTGTACATGGAATCCCGGATGTTCATCCGGCATCACCTCCATCACCGCTGCCGATTCCGGAAGTTCCGCGCGCGCACGCGCATCGCGGCCTTCGAGCGCGGGATCTTAAAGCCCGTCATGCCACGTAGCACTGCGTCGCCGTACTGCTGGCGAATCCCCTCGGCCAGCGCATCCCGCGTCGGATAGAGGATCGACAGGTCCGGAAAGTCCTTCTTCAGCGAATTGTGGCCGAATTCCAGAATTTCCAGATAATCCGGATAGGCGCTGCTCGTCTTGTTCTTGTTCGGAGCGGAGCCGCCCATCTCAATCCGCGTCCGGTTCCCGCTCTGGTCCGCCCGGCCGTACAGGCTCTTGCGCGCTGTGCCGGAGCGGTCCACCCACGGCGCGCCGGTTTTCGCTGACCGCTCAAACTCGGATGCGGCCGACTCCGCGAACCGGAGCGTGTTCTTCTGCGCGCGCTCGTTGATCGCCGCGGTCGCCCGGAGGAAATCGCTGGCGTCGATTTTGAAACCGTCCATGCGCTACACCTCCGCAAGCTGGAGGAGCACGCGGGTCGCCGCGTTCTGGATGTTCCGGACCGTGCGCTTCACGCCGTCAGGCAGCGCGCAAAAGTCGCCGTGCTTCCACTGGGGAAGATCGGCGCGCCAGATGACAGAAACCCAGAGCGCGTCATCGTCGGCAAATACCTGACCGGCCTGCCCGATAGCCCACGAGTCCGGCCGGGCGCCCGGAATGCGCCAGCATTCTACGGAGCCGACTGGCGTGCTCTCGTCCGTCGGTTGGTTATACGCATCCAAAACCGGCCGCGTAAACACGGCCGTCTCGGCCGGAAAGCGCCGGCTGACCGCCTCGACGCGCCGGCGCATAAGGTCCATGTTCACAGGATCACCACGCCTTCCCGCGGTACGGGGAGAGCAGCGCAGCCGCGGCCGGCGCGAGCCGTTCAAGCCCGCCCACCGCCTGCGCCGGCGACACATAGGTGACGGAGTAGCCGTCGAGCCGCTCGGACACGACCTGTTGGCCGTTGTTGTCGGTCGCATAAGAGATCGCCCGCCAGATCAGCGCGCACGCCACCTTGATCGGCGTCGGCAAGGCGTCCAAAGGGAAGCCGCCGACGTACTGCACGCGGAGCCGCTCGCCGGCGGCATATCCCTCGGCAACACGAGGATGCCGCTCAATCGCACAATTCGCAGCCGGCCAGCGCCCGCCGTCCAGTGTGACGGAAACCAGCGAATCGACGGATATGCGTGCAAAAGGACCATGCGCCGGCCCTGCAGGTCGAACGTCTCGTCCTGATCGTCCCGGACCAGCGCCCGGTTCAGGTAGCCCTCAGCCACCTGCTGTGCGGCGATGATCGCCACGGTGGCCTCCGCGTCGGTTGCATAAGGCAGGCCCGAAAGACTGCGCATTTCAGCGACCGTCATGCAGGGATTCATAGAACCACCTCACAAAGAGCGGCGCGCCCCGTAGGACGCGCCGCCGTTGGTTTACCCGGATTAGGCGCCGGCCTTCATGGTCAGCGTCTTGATCGCGTCGGAGTTCAGGAGCGCGAGGTCGTAACGACGGTAGGCGAGGAGCCCACCTGACCGCTGGTCGCAGCGATCTCGTTCAGGCGCTGGAAGTACAAGCCCTTCCGGTCGAGGATGCGGTACCGCTTGAAGTCGCCGAACAGCACCGCCTTCTTGCCCGCGGCCGCGGCCGGCATGGTGTCCGACGTGAACACGGGACGGCCCAGCAGGCGATCCGGCTGGCCCTCGACCATGCCGGGCTGCCAGATGTACTGGTTGTCCGAAGCCTTCAGCTTGCGCAGAAGCAGGACCGTCGAGTCGTTCATGAGCCAAGAGCCGCGCGCGCGGTACTTCTGGTTAACGGCGTACAGCAGGTCGAGCAGTTCATCCGCGGTCAGCGCGGTCGCGGACGCCGCGGTCACGCCGTTGTCTGCGCCCGTCAGGTTGCCGGACGGCGCAGCGGGATTGCCGGTCGGGCCGGCGCGGTGAGGAATTGCTCCTCTTCCAGATCGGCGAAGGCGGTACCGAAGTCCTCGCGAATCCACGACTCCATGTCGAGGAACATGTACTGAATCGCCTCGTGGGTGATGTAGGCCAGCGCGCCGGTCTTGGACGCCTTCAGGGTCTTCTTATCGAAGCCGGCGTCGAACCGGTGAACGCAGCGCCCTCGGCGACCAGATACGATTCTGTGTGGGCAGTCGCGTAGGAATCTCGACATCGGAACCGGAGGAGCGAACGTCCGCAAGCTGGCGGATCACGTTCTGCTTCTTGATCTCGTCGAGATCGCGCGCTCCATCGCGGCCGTGCGAGCACGCGCCGGTGGCGCCTTCGCCCCCAGCGACAGACCGAGGATGTCCGCATCTCGGAGCCGCCGCGGGTTTCGGTGCGCAGGCCGGCATCCTGCACGCCATACGCCATGTACCGTGGAGCAGGCTGCGACGGTACTCGGCGCCTCGGTGGGATCGGCGCGCAGACGTCGCCGTTGCGGCCTGGCTGCTGGCCGCGGTTCGGGTTCTGCCGCCGTTCGCGGAACGGGCGGAGCCCGCCTCGCGGTCCGCCAGCGCCTGCTCCCGGTTGATCTTCGCGGTCAGGGAGTCGTACTCGGCGTTGAAACCGTCGTACTTGCCCTGCTCGTCCGTGTTCAGGTCGCGGTTCTCCGCGTAGGCGCCGTCGAGGATCGTGCGCGCCTGCGTCAGAGCGGTCGCGCGCTGTTCCATCCAAGCCCGAATCTTCTCATTCATGAATACCCATCTCCTTCTTTTTCAGGTCCAAATTCATACGCATCAGCCGGATGCGCGCGGGAGCGCCGGCCGGAGCCGCCTCCCGGTGTTCCGCGAATACCTCCGCGCAGCTTCGCACGTTCGCGCTCGTGTCCGGATAAGCCGGATACGTCACGATGGACACGTCGAACAGGCGTACCTCAAGGAGCGTGCGCTCGTCGAAGCCGTCCGCCGTACGCCAGTCATCCCGGACCGTCCGGAAACCGAAGCTGCACTGGTCGATGTCGCCGCGCTTCACGCTCTCGGCCAGATCGCGCGCCCATTGTGTGTTCGGCGCCGTCACCTCGAAGCGAAGCCCGCGGTCATCTTCCGTCAAAACCAGCGTACCGGACCGGTTACGGCCCAGCACGTAGTTTTTATCATGGTTGAGCAGCTCGCGGACATCGTCCGCGGTCAGCGCCTTCGTGAAAGCGCCCGGCGCGATCTGTT